GGGTACTACTGTAGGTGCACCTACCCACTCGGCCAATATTGTTAATTGGTCACCAGATGCAGAATCTAAATCAAATTTTTCATGTAGCGTTTTAAGCACATTCATACAGTCAAGTATTGGCTCAATTGACACTTGAACTGTGCTCTTAAACTTGGGTTTGGTTCTGTGTTGATTGATAATTAAATTTAGGTAATCCTCTGTCTGCATCAAGCACCTCCGGTTACACTAATTTCAATATCATCAGAATCACAAAATGCGACTTCATTGAATGCCAACGTGTAATCACCTATTTTTGGCGATCCATTAATAATTAGTTGAATGCTGTCTAACTCATATGTTCTTGCTTCTAAAGCACCATACAAACCCGCTGGCACATAAAGTTTATTAAGACTTATTCGATCACCAATATCGATTTGGTTTACATAGTCAGCAATTGCATATTTGATCTGTTCACCGATATCAACTGTGTAATCAGTTGTTGTTCTTAAATCTAACCTCAAACCTACTACTACTTGATTTGGACGCCAATATTGAATTTCTACAGGATCGCCATAGACAGTTGGGCGAATCACTGTTGTGTTTCCATATAGATCACAACCAGGCGCTTTCTTTACCCGAATGGTTTCGGCAATCAATTGATCATCTCCACCAGCTACAACAACGGCCAATGAATTGGGAGGAAGCCCTAAAGGGTCGACGAATGACTTTTTATTTTCATAAACCTTACAACGGCTCACTCCATCAAGGCTAAACAACGCACCTAAAATACCTTCAGTATAAGAGCGTGATGGGATAGCGGTTGATAGTGCCTGGCGTTGCCGTAATTTAGTGTTGCTTTCGACTGGTGCACCCAAGGTAGAAGCCTGAGGATTGTTAACTGAGTGCCACCCACGCATAGGCTTAGAAATGGTCGTAACTGAATTTGGTAAAGCCAAAATTGCACCTGGCTTTTCAGCTGTAGCCGTAGTAACTATTTCACCTTCTGGAGGAATAACAACTTGTGCCGGCAATAACCACCGGTTATTGTTCTTGTCACTGACGATACCGTTATTAATGATTGTTCCAGCAACGCCAACCAAAACCACCGATACACTCGATTTTGTAGCCACTGCACGGCGAATGCCATTGATTTTGACATTGCGTGAAAGCGCATCAGTATCGGCAGTACTTGGTGACATAGAGCTATAAACATCAGCAACTGCGGCATTACAGTCAGCAACCACACGAGCAATTACACCAATCCATTGCCCATCCTGACTATCATTTTCCAAGTAAACATCTTGTCCATAAATTTCCCGATATTTTTCTTTAAGGTGCTCAACAATTTCGCTGTATGTTGAAACTGTTACGCCGTATTGGTTAATTACCGGGGCTATGCTAGTTATTGCCATATTTAAATATCCCCTTGCAAATCGGCAGAACCATAGATCGTGGTTATGGTTGATTGAATGGATAACGTGCGTGTTTCTCCATTAAATTGACTATTGAATGAATCAATCCGGAGTACACCTTGAGTTCCTAAAATGCGCTGGCGAATCATCAGCTCAAAAAGATGATCTGTGTATTTACCCAACACGTCTGTTGTCCACCCCGTACCATCTGAGGTATCAGCAAACCATTCACCCACCCAAAACTTAAGACGCGTCATAACCGCCTGCGCTACACCCTCAGGTGTATTAATATGGAAATTATTTTGACCTTGGCCAAAGCTATAATCCCCATTTTCATCTAGCTTTCTATAGCGCATAAAAAAAAGCCGCCTTTCAGCGACCCCTCATTCATTTATGGTTTCGGTGGACCAGACTCACCACTACCCGGCTGTACTTTCGTATGGCCGTGGCTAGATCCAACATCCACATTATTATTTTTTAATGCCCCTATGACGCCTAATCCATCCTTCATTTCAACCGGGCAATTAAAAGTAGCTTTGGTACCTAAAAACTCCAACTCTCCAGCATCATTAATCCGGATCTTGGCATTGCCGGCATCATTTCTTAATTCAACCGCATCTGTAGCCACGTTTTTTAAACGTTTAGGTTGAGATTGCGGCGCAAAAGAAGCGAAACCATCAGATAGGTCATGCTTACGGTTTTCAAACGGTGGTTGAATGCCACCGTTTTGCCACCACAAATCAATGCATCGTGATGAAAAATGCACTAAACACTCATCACCACGATTAATGGGAAAAGTTAGAGCAAATCCTCCAGCCTTAGGCCAGCACACTGGCACATCTGGTATTAATGGTAGATCCACTAATTCCATTGACCCATCTTCACGCATAACCGGTATCTGAATAGCTGGCGTTACAGAGACTGTTTGTCCGTCATCGTCATATGATTCAACAATACAAGGCAAATTGGTCCACAGTACTGCTAGAGCAGATTTAATCGCATCATTGATTGTATTAAGCAAATGAGGCGATCTTTCGTTATTACTTAAAGCCATAATCAATCTACCGCCGTAATTGTTATACCAGATGTTGGAACAACTGCACCTTGTCCTACCGCCACTAGGCTCGTATACCAGTCATCACCACGTGTATCGCCGTAGTGCTCAACCGCTTTAATAATGTAAATGCCGTTAATTCCACCAGCCGTTTTAAGATCCTTTTGTGCTTGATCCTGTCCTTGAGTACGGTAATCAATATCAAAAGCTTGAGTCTGGATACTTGAAGTATCGACATGTATACGCTTGCCACGGCGTAACTGGGGATTAAGGAGACAATTCACCATTAAGCCTTCAGTAGTTAGCTGAGGCATACCAACCATCCCTGTGTTGGCATCCATTTCAAAAACTGAATCTAGTAAATAGCTACTTATCCCGACCATATACAGGTATTCATCATCAATGAAGTATTCTGTATTTGTGTCTTTGCAAAACTGGCGGATATGATCGTCTAGAGAACCGAACATCACTTTGCCACGAACATATTTTTGATCACTAAGCTGTGGAAGTTCACCAGTTTCAACACCGTTGGCTTGATATTCTTTGGCGATTTCATTTTTTACCTGGTCTACTGTCGTACCGGCAGCAATAGTTTTATTAACCACCGCATAGTTTTTAGCTTTATCTCCCGACTGAGCTAAAATGCATAAAAACTTATCTGTTGGGCTTTCACGTCCACGCCGGAATTGAAAAGTTGAACCTTTAAAAATAGTTGATAACTCATCACCGTACCCTACTTCAAAAGTGACCATAGCACCGACATTTGAGTTGTCTTCACCAGCCAAGCGATTCATTGTGTCTTCAGATAGGTTGTAGATATAAAACTCTGCTGCCTTAGGTGTTTCAGCAGTAGGTTGATTAATTCGAAATACAATTCGCATTTCAGATAAATCTAATGCCTCAGGCTCACCATATTTAAGTTGAACGGTTAGCCGGCAATTACGCTTCCATTGTTCACTCATTCCGGATCCTGCCAAAAAAGTTTGATATTAGTGCCCAAGTCATTAAATGATTGGCTTTCATCTTCATTTAAGTTTTGAACATACATTGAGCCATTAATCATGTGACTGTAAGGGCTTAGTATGTCTAACCCCGAAACTAAAGGAATTCCAAGGGCAATTGGTTCAGCATTTGCCTGGTAGATATCTAGATACCAGCGCTTTAGAAAAATCAGTTTGAGTTGATAATTCACTTTATTTAGTTTGATAAAAAACTTCTGATTCCGATCGAGCAAAGGGATTTCATACAAAGCCATATTTACTTACCACTCATTAATGAACTAAAAGCATCTACAGCTGGTCCTAAAACAGTATTCAATACTGAAGAGTTAACTTGTTTCAGCTGTTTGGTACCAGAATCAACAACATCAGAAGTTACTTCAGGATTCTTTTGATCAGCGATAGAAACCAGCGTTTCTTTTGTGGAAACAATAAAAACTTTCTTAAATACAATATCGATCATCAAAGCATTTTCGGACGTTTCATCAGTGACATTCTTTAATGACTTAATCAACATGTCCGTATAAAGGCGTTTACCAGTAGAAATAATAAGTCGTTGACCTTGTAAGGCCTGCAACCCCTGATAAATACCAAGAAGTGACAAATCTGACCCAATAAATGTATTACCAATAAGACCATTCATCCTTCCAGCACTTTCAGACCACCCGATTTTCATGGTGACCTCTGGCGGTGCTTTATAGCAATGGTCAGAAATCGGTGAACCTTTTTCAACGGGATGCTCTGTTATTACAAGCTCATCAGAATGATTCTCCTCAATAACTACATCTGCAAATAAACCCATTATTGAACGATGACCACCAAACAATAGTGAGCCAACTGTTTCAGTGATAGCCATGCTTTCCTCCGGGCATTAAAAAACCCACCATCTGGTGGGTTTAAATATTTTCAAAAAATGTTGCTTCTCAATGCTTGAACTAAACCTATATAATTTTTGATTAACGATAAATCACTTTAAAATAAAGGTTAATTCTTGTGAGCACTTCATCAAGACCAATTTGTCCCTACTGTAATAGTAAGCAGACACGATTTGCTTCAAGCAAATCAAATATACTTAAATCACAATACACTTGTAAAAATTGTGGCCAAAGCTTTTCAGTTGAAAATGAACTGTATGAATCAAAAGGCGGTTGCTTTAAGTTCTTTTTCAAACTGATATTTTGGGTAGTAATTGTAGCTATTGGCTTTGCCATTTACTTGGCAAAATTTGATAACACCCCTAATAAATCGCAATCTTCTACACAATTAACTGAAAAGAAAAATTCAGATAGTAGTGATAAGGAGGAATTTTCACCAGAAGCTGAAAAAGCTGCTCACGAATACATCCCCACTGAAGAAGATTATAAAAAACATGAAAGTATTGCTGATAGTAAAGATCAAAGTGATACTTTAAATATCTCTACAACTATTCGGAATAAAGATTAATGAAGAGAATCTTATTGTTGGCAACAGCATCATTATTAAGTTTCGGCACTTTTGCTAACTGCGAAATTTACTTTAATGATCCGTCAGATATTGCTAAATGTTATGCAGATGAATCCTTTGCGAAAGTCACTACTAATCTGAAGAAATTAACTGCCCTATCGAAAGAACAGTTAAGTTATAACCCTAATGTATTAAAAGAACTCAATAAATCTCAAAAAGATTGGCTGACTTACCGTAATAGTTACTGCGATTCTTACAGCAATTATCATAGTGAAAGAAACAACCATTCTAATTGTATAGTTAATTTAAACAATGAACGTGCTCGTCAATTACAGGAAGATATTAACACTAATTAACCGATTAAACTCTTAGTGTTGTGAGCCATAAGAATCATTGTATTTTCTTGCTGTTTCTTCACTGCGTTTGCAGATTCTATAGGATCTCTAACACCATTAAGGACCATATCGGTTTTATAAGTTTGGTGGATCACTACAGATTTAGCTGACATATTTGAAGAGCTATTGATTTGAGCTTTCTCTGGGTTTCCTAAAGGTGGGCCAAAATTATTAATCTTGGTTTCACCATTATTTACAATCTTTTCTCCAACATTCGCCAAATTATATTGTTTATTAAATCTACCTTTCTGAAATTCAACAAACTGAGTTGGTGACATACCTTTTTTTAGGCCATTTTGACGCATTGCAGTTAGAGTTTTAGATGAAACTTTATTAGAACCCTTTAGAGCTGGAATGATTCCTGGTCCAATGTTATGAAGCATATAAAGATTTTCCCCTGTTACCGGCAACCCGTTCTTTGTTAAGAGATCTGCATTTTGCTTAGCAAGAAGACCTGTTGCTAATGTATTAACACGCTTATCAAATCTTGGATCATTTTTAGTACGGAATCTCTTCCCGATCTTTGTCATACCAATTGCTTTACCTTCAGCAGTTTTTGCCAAATTATCCCAAGTAGATTGAATAAATTGTCCAGTTCCGATTGCTCCAGTAGGTGACATTTTACCGGTCCAACCATCTTCCATTTTAATAAAGCCTCGCAATACCTTCTCATCTAGACCATATCTGATAGCTG